AGTGTCTGAGTTTATGTTAGACGAAAAGGGTGAACCTTTAGAGGACAAACCTTTGTGGCTCAGTGAGACTATTAACATGATAGACCTCCCTGACAACATGACAACACCTCAAATTTATGCTGACCAGTTCAAAGGTAAGTCTAAATTAGTACAGCGTTGTAAGACGTTTGACCCTAAGGGTGAGTTAGAGTTTGACTTATCTGAGTTGTTAGGCAGACCTTGTACCCTCACAGTAGTTCAGTATCAAAAGAAGCTCAAGCAAGGGGAGACAAACCCTGCGCTAGGTAATCGTATTGGTGCTGTGACTGGTCTTATGAAAGGTATGGTAATCCCTGACCTGATTAACCCACCTAAGTTATTCACCTTAGATGAGCCTGACCTGACTATCCTTGGTTCTCTACCTGACTGGTTACAGGATAAGATTAAGGAAAACTTAGAGTTCAACGGCAGTGTGTTACAAGATGCGCTTAATGGTAAAGCCCCTGCTCCTAAGCAAGAGCCTAAGGCAGAGCCAGCTAAGAAAGCTAAAGCTAAACCAGCACCTGCACCAGCAGAAGATGAGGAAGAAGATGACGAAATCCCTTGGTAATTATGAAATACACGGAGCGTCTAGGCATTTTACATTTAATGAAGGCTCTATAAGATTCAGTGCTAACGGCTTAGATAAACAGGCGTGGGCTATGGGCAACCTAGACTGTTTAGAAACAGAAAATTTATACATTATAATGAAGGCATATTATGACAAAAGAGATTCCGAATAACTACGAGACAGGCGACCCTGTTACTTTGACTAATGCTAACGACTTAGGTAAGTATGGCTTTCGTAAAGGTATCAAGGGTACAGTAAACCGTATCGAGAACATTGAGGGTAGTAGGTTGGTATTGTTTATGCCGAACTACACACAGGAGATGTACTGGATTGATTCAAGCAGGGTGGAGCTGGACGAGGTAGCTAAGGCTAACAAGATTCCAGTACTACCTCCTGAGGAGGGGTAATGCAATGTCTTATTGATGGAGACCTCTTGCTCTATGAGGTAGCCTTTGGTGGACAGTTCAAAGAAGAGACAGAGGACGGTGAGTTTATCATCGTACCTCGCAACTTCGATGATGTAGCTATCAAGTTTGATGAAAAGGTTACACAGATAGAGGCAGAGTGTTGGGCTACAGAGCCTAGCATAGTTTATATGACAGGTAAGACTAACTTTCGTAACGCCATTGCTAAGAAGAAACCTTACAAAGGTAATCGTAAACAAGAAAAACCATTTCACTATGGTAATCTGAAAGCTTATGCTAAAGCAATGTACGATGTTAGATGGGAAGAGGGGCTAGAGGCTGACGACCTTATGACCATTGAGCAAGCACTTAGAGAAGATACTATAATCTGTACAAGAGATAAGGACTTACGTATAGGGGAAGGTATGCACTTCGGCTGGGCCTGTGGTTTACAAGAACAGTTTGGCCCTTTATATGTAGATAAGATAGGAACATTGGAGTTAATCGATGGTAAGAAAATCAAAGGAACAGGTCTCTTGTTCTTCTATTCACAAATCATCACTGGTGACACGGTTGATAACATTGCTGGCTTGCCAAGGGGTGGACCTGCTCTGGCGTACAAGTCCTTACATGGCCTTACAGATGAACAAGAAATGTTTGAGGCAGTATCCCAGTTGTACAAAGCAAAATACGAAGAGACATGGGAAGAAGAAATGTTAGAGCAAGGTCAGCTCTTATGGATGGTTAACGAACTGGTAGATGGTAAGCCAGTAATGTGGGAGTTCCCGAATGGCAGGTAGGATAGGTGGGGAGAAGACAAGATGCTCAGGTAAATGGACAGAGGCTAGATACAGGTCGTTCATAAAGGGCAACTTACGTAGGATTAGTATGAAGTGGGGGCCGATAGGTGAGGCTAAGAAGTTAGCTAACACACGAAGAGGTTTCTACCTATGTGCAGGATGTAAGGAGGAAGTTCCTGCTAGTATAAAGATAGACAGGGTTCGTAAGAACAACGTACACATCGACCACATTAATCCTGTGGTTGACCCTGTTGTAGGTTGGGTTAGTTGGGACGAGACTATCGAAGGTATGTTCTCCGAGCTACCTAACCTACAAGCACTATGCACAGCATGTCACACTATAAAAACTAATGAAGAAAAAGAATTAGCAAAGACTCGCAGAGAGCAGGAGAAGTTGAATGACGAATAAGAAATTAGCAAGCTTACCAAGATTTAATGACGTAGAAAATAACTCACTACAGGCTTGGAATAGATGCGTAATTACTTTTAATATTTGTAAGGACTTGGGACAGGAGTACGGTAAGAAATACGTAGAGGAATTCAATGCTAAGGAAAGACTTAACATGATGGCTATGTTCTCCTCTGTAAAGACTAAAGGTTACGAAGCTACAAGGGCACAGGTAATGAAATCATCTGATGCTACGGTGCACTAATGGATGACCCTGTATCACACCCTAAACATTACACAGAACATCCCTCAGGTGTTGAGTGTATTCAGATTACTGAGCACATGGGCTTCAACCTCGGCAATGCTCTCAAGTATATATGGAGGTGTGACTTAAAGAAAGATGCGATAGAGGACTTACGTAAAGCTCGGTGGTACATAGACAGAGAGCTTGATAAGAGAACGTCCCAACAGGAGACAACTTAATGGCTAGAAAACATTTAGTAATTCCAGATACACAGGTTAAAGATGGTGTGCCTTTAGAGCACATTGTCGCCCTTGGTAACTACATAGTAGCTAAGAAGCCTGACGTTATTATAATGATTGGTGATTGGTTCGACTTACCTTCCCTCTCCTCTTATGATAGAGGCACTAAGAAAGCAGAAGGACGTAGACTTAACGAGGATATAGTGGCAGGTATCAGGGCTATGGAGATGCTACTAGCCCCTATGTTTGCCTTACAGAAACAACAGAAGGCTAACAAGAAAAAAGTATACCGTCCAGAGATGCACTTCACACTGGGTAATCACGAGGAGAGATTGATGAGACATGTCAATTACAATCCTGAGTTAGCAGGTTACTTATCGTATGATGCGTTTGAGCTAGAGAGATTTGGTTGGACAGTACATGACTTCCTAAAGCCTGTAGTTATTGATGGTATTGCATACGCTCATTACTTTGCTAACCCTATGTCTGGTAGACCTTACGGTGGCAACATAATGAATAAGCTAAACAAGATTAAGATTAGCTTTACTCAGGGACACCAACAGGTGTTAGAGATTGGTAACACAGAGACACCAATCGGTAATCGTATGTGGGGCTTAGTATGCGGTGCATTCTACCTACATGATGAGGAGTATAAAGGCTATCAAGGTAACAGCCATTGGCGTGGTATAGTTATGAAGCACGATGTAAAGGATGGTGACTACAGCCCTTGCGTCATTAATATGGATTACTTATTAAGGAAATACTTATGATGTTTATACTAGGTTTTGTATGTGGATTTGTTCTATTAGGAGTAAGGGTTTCCTACATGATTTACAAGACAGCTACCTCGTCTGAACCCAAGTGGGAGAGCAAGCGTGTTCAGCTCGAAGAGGCTATGCAAGCGGCTAGAGAGATTAAGGAGGACTGATGTCACATTATTACGAAGAAAGGGCTGAGTATTTAGAACGTCTAAGAAGAGAGAAAGAGGAGAGAGCAAAAGATGATGATAAACCTAGAAAGGGATAAGCTGTTATCAGAGCAAGCTTACCGTCTAGTAACAGAGTTCTACTTGAAGGAGGGGGAAACCTCTCCCCAAGAGGCTTATGCTAGGGCCGCTACCGCATGGAGTGGTAGGGATGAAGGACTAGCACAGCGGTTATATGATTACGTATCTCAAGGCTGGTTTATGTATGCAAGTCCTTTGCTATCCAATGCCCCTGTTGAGGGAGAAAAGATTAAGGGTATGCCTATTAGCTGTTTCCTCAGCTACGTACCAGATACAGTAGAAGGTTTGATAGACCATCAATCAGAGACAGCATGGCTTAGTGTTAAAGGTGGTGGTGTTGGCGGTCATTGGTCTAATGTACGTGCAGTAGATAAGAAAAGCTGTGGCCCTATCCCTTTCATCCATACAGTAGACGCTGAGATGACAGCCTACAAGCAAGGAGAGACACGTAAGGGAGCGTATGCCGCTTACATGGATGTTAGCCACCCTGATATAAACGAGTTCTTAAAGATACGTACACCTACTGGTGGTGACGTTAACCGTAAGTGTTTCAATATACACAATGCTGTTAACATAACAGACTCTTTCATGGAGGCAGTGGTTAATGATAAAGATTGGAATCTCGTATGTCCTAACTCCAAGTCCATTAGAAAAACAGTGGATTCAAGAGACTTGTGGCAAGAGATATTGGCAACAAGACACCGTACTGGTGAGCCTTACCTAAACTTTATTGATACAGCAAACGCATCCCTACCTGCCACTCAGAAGTTGCTTGGTTTACTTATTAACGGAAGCAATCTTTGCAACGAAATACACTTAGCAACCGATGAAATGCGTACAGCAGTATGTTGCCTGTCCTCAGTCAACCTAGAGAAGTGGGATGAGTGGCGTGACACAACAATGATTGAAGATTTAATCACTATGTTGGACAACGTATTAACATTCTTCATTGACTATGCACCTAAAGAGCTACACAAGGCTATCTACTCAGCAACACAGGAGAGAGCTTTAGGTCTTGGGGCTATGGGTTGGCATGGGTTACTACAGAAGAAGGGCATACCGTTCGAGTCAGCTCTTGCTGTAGGTCAAACTAGGCACATATTCAAATTTATGCAGAGTAAAGCTATAGCTCAGTCAATAAAACTAGGGACGGAGAGAGGTGAAGCACCAGACATGGCAGGAACAGGTAGACGTAACAGCCATTTACTGGCTATCGCCCCTAACGCTAACAGTTCAATGATAGCAGGATGTAGCCCTAGTATAGAGCCTGTTAAAAGCAATGCTTATCCTCACCGTACTCGTGTTGGAACTCACCTGATTAAGAATAAGTATTTAGAAGCGTATCTAGTGGGTGTTAATAGAAATACTGATGAGGTATGGGCTAGTATTGTACAGAACGAAGGTAGTGTTCAACACTTAGAATTCATCCCTGACTATGAGAAGTTAGTATACAAGACATTCTCTGAGTTAGATATGAACTGGGTGATAGAGCAAGCAAGTAATAGACAGGAGTTCTTATGCCAAGGGCAATCTGTTAACCTTTACTTCCCTGCTGAGTGTGACAAGGCGTACCTAAACGAGGTACATCTCAGTGCTTGGAAGAAGAAGCTGAAAGGGTTGTATTATGTACGTAGTTCATCTGGTGCTGTGACAGATAAGGTGAGCGTAAAGGTGGAGAGGAAGGCACTCTCTGGAATATTACAAGACGATGGTTGTCTAAGTTGTGAGGGGTGAAGGTTAATGTCTAAACTACAAACACAGGCAGACGAGTTGAAAGAGATTGAGTCTTTAGTTTTGCAGTTAGCTAGTGCAGACTCAACGATTAAAGATTTACAGAAAAAGTTACGGGTAGCAGGTAGGTTAAATACTCACATCATGGAGTATGTTGAAGAACTAGAGGGTAAACTATAATGAGTAACTACTATGCGGAAGCTATTGCTATAAAATTAGAGGACTTGACACGCCAACAATTAGATATATTAGTAAGCCTCGATGGTGACAGCCCAACCATAGTTGCATCTGAGGATGTAATAGGTTTACTTACAGGAGTGTTTGACTTCTGGTGGTCACAAGATGAAGATTGGAAATATATAACTTACGAAGAAATGTTAAAGATAATTAAGGATAAAAATGCTAACAGATTACGCTAAGACGTTTAAACCGTTTAACTACCCTGACCTAATGGAGATAGCTAAGAAGCATGAGCTTATCCATTGGCATGAGGACGAGATAGACTTAGGTGACGACATAGACCAGTGGAATAAAGGAGATTTAAGTGAACAAGAAACTAATCAAATTACACAAATCCTTAGACTGTTCACGCAGACGGACGTTCAGGTTGGACAGAACTATTGTGACCTCTTCATCCCAATCTTCAAGAACAACGAAGCCAGATGTATGCTTCTCGCCTTTGCTAGTAGGGAAGGGATTCACCAGAGGGCGTATGCCTTACTGAATGATACGTTAGGCTTACCCGATGATGACTACAAGGCTTTCCTTGATTACGAAGAGATGGCTAATAAGATTGAGTTTATGCAGGAGAATGATGTATCTACTAAGGAAGGTATTGGATTAGCCTTGGCACAGACTGTGTGTAACGAGGGGATGTCACTGTTCTCAGCGTTTGTTATGCTGTTGAATTACCAACGGTATGGTAAGATGTTGGGGATGTGTAAGATAACTGAATGGAGTTTACGTGATGAGAGTCAACATGTTAATGGTATGGCAAAACTCTTTACTCAATATTGCAAAGAGAATAAAGAAATCGTTACTGACGCATTTAAGAAGAAGATATATAAAATGTATCGTAATGCTGTTGGCCTTGAGGATAAGTTTATTGATTTGGTATTTGAGATGGGCGGCTGTGAGGGCCTCACTAAGGAAGAGGTAAAGGAGTACATCAAATACATAGCCGATAGACGGCTCACACAGCTCGGTATGAAGCCTAACTTTGGAGTTGAAGCTAACCCCTTGCCTTGGTTAGACTGGGTGCTAACAGAAGGACACACGAACTTCTTTGAGCAACGTGTATCTGAATACAGTGTAGCTGGTCTCAAGGGTTCTTGGGGCTGGTAAATTTTAGACAACAAAAAGGGGCTTTAATTAGCCCCTGATTAAGTAGATATAATCACCCCCTTAGTTATGTTTTTCTCCACCCTCCGTAGCTTTCAACCTCTCCTCTATCCTTGCCATATTGATGTTTAACCTGTCAACACTATCCGATAGTTTATTCATAACCTCATAAGCCCTCTCATCTTTCCTAACCCCTTCCGTTTCAAGATAACTCACCCTAGTTTCCAATGTGTATATTTCAGTCTTTAGTGTAGCATACGTTCCACCTATCGCCATAATTAACAGCACCACACCAACACCTACCTCTACCCACGCATGGGCCTTCACTCCTTCTTTCTCCAAAACAACACCATTCCTTTCAAGCCTTTCCATATCTCATTGGGACTCGGCAACAACCAACCCAACACTAACAACACCAAGAAAGTCAAAGGCACGCTATTGATATTGTTTTCAATAGACTCAGCCGCTTGATTACTATTCATAACCTGACGACCAACCTCTGTATTTATTTCTTCCTGCTTATCACCTACTGTCAGTTCTGCATCAACCGCTATACCATTACTAGCAGGTTGTGCTAGGCTGAGTGCCGTCTGTAAAGCACTGCAACCTGACAACAAGAGCACTAACAACACTACACGTATCATTGCACACCTTTCTCCTTACCATACTTCCGTATAGCTGATTGTAAAGCTTCTAGTCTACGAGTTACTCCGTCATCTCCCTTAGCTTTCCTGTCCTTATACTCTTTGTGGTCTAGTAGTTCAGTAGCCGCTTCTCCATACTTACCTTCTTCTAGTAGCTTAATAGCTCTAGGGGATTGTTGTACGTCCCCTCGGTAGGTAGCCTGCACAAGCTCTGCTTGCAAGTACTCAGGTAGCGTATCAAAACCCTTCACCATCCTCTTAGTATCTGCCTCGTGAGCATCGAATGTCTCTTTGAAAGTCTTACCTTTCCACTTCCCTGTTTGTCCTACACCAGAAGTCTCAATACCTTTATCATCCTTATACGTACCAGAAACATACCCCTCCTCCTCTACCACACGTTTCTCAGAGAGAGACAGTGAACGCCCCTCCCTTTTCTCCACCTGTGATACAGCCTCAGCTCCTAAGTATGTCTTAGGTTCAGAGGATAGGTTCATTTCCCAAGGCTTCTTAGGGGTAGCCGTAGCCGCCTTTTCTTTCAAGCCCATTTCCCAAGGTTTCTTAGCCATCCACTTCTCTCCAACTTGCAGGGTCGAGGGTGTCGCCACCAAGATACTCATAACCAGCCACAACAGCACCAGATTCAATAGTGTCTCCTTCTAAAGGTTGGAAGGTTTCACTTTCTAACGGAACTTTTGGTGTCGCAGGAACTTCCTCTTCCTCAGGGCGAACCCCTAGAATTTGTTCGTAGTTCTCTTCGTACACTTTCCGATAGTCAGTGTGTCCTTCTACGTGAGCGAGTGCCTTTACTAGCCTATTAATCTTAGGCAGTACAGTTTTGTTCACTTGCTTCAATGCAGGGGCTACAAGGTTAGAAGGAGCACCCTTCTTAGCTCTGAATGAAAGACCAGTTGGTGTCATAAACGGTTCTAGTATCTCAGGCAATGCCATTATAGTAGTCGGTGCTGGGCCTCTAGGATTGTTTACAGTGCCTGTAATAGCACCTCCCAAGTTAGCCACACCATCCAGTATGCCAGTAAATCCAAACACTCTTTGGTCTATCGCTACATCAGTCTCCCAGTTCTGAATAACATCTTTCAATACAGGCTCACTGTAGTAAGCTTGTAATGTTTGCTTCACCTGTGGTGAGATAGACGCTGGAATACCTTTGTTAGCACTAGCCCATTGACCAAAGCGAGGGTCAGCCAACATAGACACTACTTGGTTCAACTGTTGAGGGTTATTGACAGACGCTGAAAAGGCATCCATGTCTGTGAATATCTTAGAGATAACCTGTATACCTTCGGCTTTCTCTTTATCAGATGTTGTACCTGCCAAGTCACTCTCTATAAATTTCATAGATAGGTCGGTAAGTGTTTTCTGTCCCTCAGGTTCTAAGTTAGTGAACGCATCAACTTTTCCTTTAGTAGCGTTATCTAAGTAGTTAGAGACCAAGCCTTGAAACTCTAGTGTTAAGCTAGGGTCAGTGTGCCCTACTAATTCACTAGCCGCCCACAACTGCTGTATACGTGGATTAGACGCAAACATAAGAGCTTGTGAACGTAGACCTTCAATCTTAGCTTTGTTAGCTAACTCATCACGAGTAATCTTACCTGTAACGAAGTCCTTGTTGAACTGATAAAGGTTCTTCATAGGAGTAGTCAAGGCTGTTACCTGTGCTTCGTTACCTGTACCAGCCGTCTGACTAATTAACATCTGGACATTAGCCCACTGAGATTCAATCTCTTGCAGTGCAACTTTAGAATCACCTCCTGCATCGAAGGCTTGTCTGGACACTTGGAAGTTATCTCTCAGGATAGTCATGTAGCTACCAGACATACCTGTCAGTGCATCAGAAGCGGCCTTTTCAGCCTGTGTTTTCTCTAGGTTAAGTTCACTAAGTTGATTAGTAGTTAGCTTACCTGTCTGCGTTAGCATGGCATTAGCGTTAGTTATCACATCAGTAGAATCCTGTAAGGCTTGCTTACCACGAGCATACTTATTGTGGTTTCTTAACTTACGTTCAATCTCTTCTTCTGAATCATCAGGTAGAATAAGAACATTGTCTTTCACTGCCGCATCTATGCGTGCTTTGTAAATCCTTTCCTCTTGTGTCTCCGCAGAGTACTCATTCCCAAGCCCTTTCGTATTCAT